GTCAAGGGGTTTCTGGTGGAGTCGTAAAGGTTCAAGAAAATGTTGAACTTGATGAAGAAACCTATGACGAATTCTTTGCGAAAGCGATGAAGAAGTTTGGAATCTCCTCACCTGCTGATCTCAAGGACGAAAAGAAGAAAAAAGAATTCTTCAACTACGTTGATAAAAACTACAAGGCAAAAGACGAGTCCGTAGAAGAGGAAGAAATGTCCGACGCTGAAATGAAGCAGCGTGAGAAGATCGTCAAGGGTCTCAAGAAGAGCAAGAAAGAATTTGAAGATCGCTACGGCGAAAAAGCGATGGACGTAATGTACGCTACCGCTACCAAGATGGCTATGAAAGATTCTGTTGACTATGACGAAGCAAATGCTATAATTGAGAAGTACCTAAAAGGGGACTGATGAACCGTTTCGCCCAGTACATTTCTGAGGCTAAAAATGTTCACATGGAACACATCGAAGATTCGATCTTCAATGAGGGTTCCGAAGGTGTGAACTCTGCTATCGCATTCCTGTCTTCCGTGACAGAAATGCTGTCTGGTAACAGTAAGTCAGGTATCAATGTGACGGTAAAATGGGATGGTGCGCCTGCCGTGTTTGCAGGCATCAATCCAGAGAACGGTAAGTTTTTCGTTGCAACAAAATCGATCTTCAACGTCAATCCAAAACTAAATTACACAAAGGCAGACATTCGCAAAAACCACTCTGGTGGTCTCGCAGCAAAACTAGAGGTTGCTCTCAGTGTCCTGCCGAAGTTGGGAATTGTAGGTATCCTTCAAGGTGATGTCATGTTCACCAAAGAAGATGTCCAGACTCAAACTATCGATGGTGAGTCCATGTACACTTTCCAACCTAACACGATTCTATATGCCGTCCCGGTAAATTCTGATCTTGGTAAGCAAATCAAGAACGCAAAACTAGGAATAGTATTTCATACAAAATATTCAGGCAAGACAATCAAAGAATTGTCTGCGTCATTTGATCCTAAAGTCAGTAGACTTGCAAAGACAAAAGACGTTTGGTTTACCGATGCCGACTTTAGAGATACATCTGGTTCCGCGACTTTGACAAAAGCGGAATATGCTAAGATTACAGAACTGATCAGAACTGCTGGATCCGCTGGAAAAAGGATTAGCAGATTCGTTGATGAACTAGCGAGCAAATCTGAAATCATTTCAGAACTGAAAATCTATGGTAATAGCCTTGTGAGACAGGGAGTCTCTCGGGGGTCTGCGGAGGGGTTCATAACCTACTATAACTCTAAAATGCAGACAGCCATAGACAGTCTGAAAACTGAACGTGCAAAGGAGCGAAAAGAATCGATCAAGAAAAGCATACTTGGATACCTGACCAAGAACTCTAAAAAACTGGATTCTGTTTTCGCACTTCACTTTGCACTTGCTTCAATCAAGATTCATCTCGTTAGAAAACTAGAGGCTGTAAAACAAATAGGCACGTTTATAAAAACAGATAGTGGATTTAGGGTCACTGCTCCCGAGGGGTTTGTAGCGGTTGATCGTATGTCCAACAAGGCGCTGAAACTCGTTGATCGTATGGAGTTTAGTCAACAAAACTTCACAGCAACGAAAAACTGGGATAAATAGATTCAGGAAAGGAGATTCAAATGGACGCATTTCTAGGTAACATTTGGTGGACTGTGCTTGTATTCACAGCCGGCGCACTAGTAGGAGTTCCCGCGTGGAACTGGGTTCGTAAGTTCTTCCCGTGGAATAAGTGATGAAGAAGTTTCGTGACATCTTGGCAGAGGCAAACAAAGGTAAATCCATTGTGATTACCTTTGGGCGCTTTCAACCGCCTACCACAGGTCACGAAAAACTCATCAAAAAGGTGGTCGATGTTGCTCGTAAGAACAACGCAGAACACTTGATTTTCCCGAGTAGATCAAACGATCCAAAAAGAAACCCACTGTCGCCGAAAGATAAGGTTCGGATCATGCGACAGTTGTTCAAGTTCGCAAATATCGCAGATGAACCCGACGCAAAAACGCCGTTCCACGCGATGAAAATACTATCCGACAGAGGGTACAAGAACGTGTTTCTTGTCGTCGGCTCTGATAGGGTTAGAGAACTTGACAAACAGATTCGCCCATACATCAAACACTCAGACCCGAAGAAGTCATTCGAGTTTGACACGTTTCAAGTCGTAAGTGCCGGAGAAAGAGATCCCGACGCTACGGATGTCACAGGAATGTCTGGCTCAAAGATGAGAGCATTAGCGGCTGAAGGTGATTTCGATTCCTTTATGCTCGGAGTCCCCGGACAACAAAAGCGTACCTCTAAGTCTCTCTATGACGCTCTCAGGAAGGGCATGGGAGTCCGTGAGTCCTCTCTGGAGGATGATTGGGAGCAACTGTGTCTCTTGGAGCAGAATGGATCTGAGAAGGTTACAGTGGTCGCTCTGACAAAGAGCCAACAAGACATATCTGACACGCTCGGTAAAGTAGAAAAGGTATGCTCAAAAATGGGTGTCCCCTTCTACGCCATTCACACAGAAAAGGCTCACTTCTCAAACGAAGACTTGGCTCTAAATGAGATCGTCGTACACAACTTCGACGGAAAGGGTAAGAGGATTACTCTGGACGCTCACAACACCGTGTGCTTGGTCCGTGGGGGTTCTCTGGTCAACCAAGCGGGTCTCGGTCTCGCCCGCGTCTTCGAGGAGTCTGGTGCGTTTATGGTGAACAATCTAGAGTCGATGGAGTTCTGTCATAACAAGTTCGCCACTTCTCTCGCGTTTGACATCAACAAGATCCCAACCCCCCGAACGGCTCTTGTAACAAACGAAGATGCCATCGAACCTGCCCACGAACAGATCGGATCAAAATTTCCTGTCGTTATAAAAACGATCACTGGTGCTGAAGGTATCGGCGTTTCTCTGGTCGAAAGTCCTGCAAGTCTGAAGTCTGTTCTTCAGTCTCTTTGGAAGTTGGATGGTGAGGTTATCATGCAGGAGTACATGGAGATCGATCACGATGTGAGGACGATCATTCTAGACGGCAAGATTCTCGCCTCTGTCAAAAGAAAAAAAGGGACTGAAGGAAAAGACTTCAGAACGAACTACGCACTTGGAAACACTGTTGAGCCATACGATCTCTCTGAAGAGGAGAAGAAGTTTGTGACTAAGTTGGCAAAAGTGTCGGGTGCATATTTCTGCGGTGTGGATCACATCACCGTAGGTGGGAAACTCTACGCTCTAGAGGTAAACGGATCTCCGGGTTCTGGTGCGGAACCATATCGAGGTTATATGGGTAAGTTCGAGGGTGAAGATCTATCCAGCATGGATATGATCACGCAGTTGTTAGAGTATATTACCAATAAAGAAAACTGGAGATACCCCACGACCGAGATTGGTGTGGTGGAAAATATCACAGTCGATGGGACGAGGTATAAAGCAAGAATCGACACCGGAAACTCGACCTACAATTCAATCCATGCAGATGATATTGTGATAAAGGACGACAAAGTTTCCTTCAAAATGAACGGTAAGAAAAAAACCATGCCGGTGGTCGAAGTCCTCATGATCAACGTGGGTGCGGGTGTCGAGGAAATGAGACCTGTGGTCGAGTTTGATGTGGGGTTCGGGATCAAGAAGTTCAAAAAAATCAAGTTCTCTCTCGCAGATCGAGGTGAGAATAACTATCCAGTTCTTGTTGGGAAAGAGTTCCTAACTCGAACAAAACACTCAGTGAATGTGGCTAGGACATTTACCCTGTTTGAGAGCAATCTTGATAAAAGGTTCTCAGAGCAGATGGCACAAATTCCTACATAATAGCAAGGAGATAACAATGTCAGCAGACAATAATCCATTCAGAAGTTCCGAGCATCGTAAGTCGATGGCGGACGCACTCAATCAGGTCGCAAACTTTGATAAAGTAGAAGTCCCTGATTACATCAAACAAGCGGCAATAGTCGCAGGAAAAGAATTTAGTTCGCACGATGTAAAGACATCAGAAGTTCGTGCAGATATTTACAAGCGACACTTCGATGGTCTAAAAGCAGATGCGAATCTCAGAGACCTATTCGTAGACCTAGCAGATAGAGAGGCAAACTCATGAAGTCATTCGATGA